GACCAGTCAAATGTAACAAATTATCTTTAATGTTAAATTGATTTACTTGTGCAGAATACTCTGTAATAGACTCTTCAAAACAAGCATAAAAAGAACCCGATTGTAATTCAACTGACATAATCGGATATCCCAATCTACGAGCACACCAATCAGCAAATTTGTCCACATCAGAGGAAAAACTAGAATCAGAATCATATAATCCAAATGGTGTTTGTCCTGTAGAAAAAGAACTACTACCTGCCCAAATTACTTCTTGTGCCATATAAAATTCTCCTAAATTTAAATAGAGTTATTCAATAATAAATATAAGAATGGATAATATTGAATAAAAAAAGGGGAACAGAAGTTCCCCTTTTTTAGTTTTGTACCTAAAGTACAGTCTTAGTTGATATCAACCATTAAGCATAGTTTACATCAGCAACAATGACTTTACCATAGAACTCAGGTCTTACGATCTTCTTCGCATAGCGAGTCATTACACCTTTACGTGGTGTAAAGTTCTTAGGATCGTAAACAAGAGGTGTCATGATTAACGGTACATAAGGAGCATATACAGCACCAGTTTCTAGGAAGTTACTTCCACGGAAACCAACCAATATCACGTTTTCAAACTGATAAGGGTTTTTGTATACTGTGTATCTGTTATTTATGAGACCAGCTTTCTGAACACCCATTGCGTATGAGTTATTGTTAGCGTCACCATCAGAAGAAGCAGCATATCCAGGAATTGATTCGAGGATTGTAGCGACTTCAGGACTTACTACGATGAAGTTTGCACCACCACGTAGAGTTTTCTGATGAATTGCATTAGATACAGCTTGTATCTTATTACCAAGAGTCTGGAACCAATCACCTTTGGTGTAAGCATTAGATGCACCTGATGATTCTTTGAAGCTAGTAGTTGCTGGATCATACTCATATCCAACTCTTGCACTCCAACGTTCTGTCTTAGCCAATGCATTTAGATGAAGCATATCAAGGATTTCTAAATCGATTTCCATTGAAACATACTCACTTAATAGTGAAGTAAGTTCTGCTTCAGCATCAACACTATGATAAGCATTAAGGTCTTGAGCTAACTCAGGAGTCCATACAGCTTTCAACTTACGTGTTTTCGCAACAATAGCGACTGAACGCATTGCGATATCAATTTCTGGAATTCCAGCATCAGTTTCAGGATTATTTGAAATACCAGATGCTTCAAAGTCACCACGAGTTGTATCAGTAGGTTGTTTATGGAATCTTACAGATACCGTACCACCTGCTGGTACTGAAGCCTCTTTAACGATAAATCGTATATGAGAAGCTTCCCCACTTGAAGGTTCTACTTCATTACCATTAACACCATCCAACATTTTTGTATATGCTGGGTAATATGCTGTAAAAGCAGTTGAACCTGTGATTTCAAAGGCTTTAATACCTTCTTTATCAGGGTTAGTTAGCTGTGAAAGTGGGAAGTCATAGTACTTCAACTGTGTACCTACAGCAGAAGATGCAGCAGAAGCTGATAAATCAGGTTCAAAGTCTACATCAGCCCAAGTAGCAGAACCTGTGGCGTTTGCACCACCAGTTGCCGCTGTACCAATAGCAAAAGCTGCACTTGTATAATCGTTAATAGAATATCCAGATCTACCTGCACCATAAAGACCTTGTGAAGGATCTACATCTGAACCAGATGTGATACCAAACACTTGATCTTTTTGACCAAATCCAGCTTGGGATGTGCCATATTTGAAGTCAAGATAGAAAATCAGACCAGATGGAAGGTTCATAGGTTGAACAGAAACGAACTCTTGAGCTGCTAATTCACCAAAGATTTTTCTTACCAATGGTAAAGCAACACCAGACCATTCCTCTGAATTAGCAGAAGTACCAGTTGAACTAGCTTCATCAATTAACTGACGAGCTTGGTTCTCAAGTAAACATGCCATTCCAGTGACTTTCTGTTCGTCACCCATACCTTCTAACAATCCAGTAGGCTCCCACTTCTTGACCAAAGCACGAGTTTCTTCCTGTCGTTGCTTGTATGGATTATATCCATCCATCAACTTTTCGACTGTAGAAAGATTTTTAAAATTCGACATTATATTTCTCCAATAGAAATTATGAATTAAAGAATACCAGCTAACTTCTTAAATCTGTCTCTCATCTCATGTCCTTCAGCAATTACTTCTTGCTTTTTAGACTTAGTTGAGGCGACAGCTTTAGAAGCTTTACCTTTAGATTCTTTAATTTCGGTTTTATTATTTTTGCTTCCAAATGATTCAGCTAAAGTGGAATAAACCAATTTAACTTCACGAAGGTTATGTGCTCTATCAAAAGTTTCCACAACTTTCATTTTCTGTTCATTGGATAAACCATATGAACGGAAAAGTTTATTTGTGAAAAGTAGTTTTGCATTAAGCAAATTAACTTCATTTAATTTGGAACGTAAGTATTTTACGACATTGCGATGCTCGTCAAGTTCAGATTGAAGTTTAGAAACTTCATTAGTTTCTTTCTTTTCATCTTCCTCTTCGGTAAGAGCTTTTAAGACTTCTTCAAGATCGATTTCCTCTTCTACAGATTCGTCTTTCTCTTCATCATCTTCGTGTTCACCCTCAGATACTTCAACTGATTCATGTTTAGCTTTACCAGCTTTACCTATATCAGTAGAATCACCAGATTTCTTGTCATGTGCATTATCACTTTTACCAATACCAGAAGATACATCATTTTCTTTTACTTCATCTTTCTCTTCATCATCTTCGTGTTCACCTTCATCCATCTTATCTTCATCTTCATCTTCACCTTCGTTAACTTCGGTTTCTAGTTCACGTAGAACTGCTTCAAGGTCTAATTCATCAGACTCGTCCATCTCTTCATCTTCGTCATGCATAGCTTCTTCAGGATCTTCTTCATCCTCTTCTTCAGAAACTACTGGTGCATATTTAACACCATCAATTTCAATGACATTTTCCATATCCATTTTTTCTTCATCATCTTCATGTCCCATTTCGTCCATTTCAGAATCTTCATCCGCTGGATCTTCATCGTCATCGTTCATAGCTCCTCTTTCTTCCATTTCTTCATCATCATCCATCATATCTCCTCTTTCTTCCATATCCTCATCATCTTCCATCTCATCTTCTTCGATTTCAGATTGGATTTTTTTAGAAAGCATAGACTGTAGACGTGGTGTAAAAGCTTCTTCAAGAGCTATTTTAGCATTTTCAAGAGCTGTTTCACGAACTGCTTTTGCATCCGCAATGGCTTCTTTTAAAAGATCATCCATTACTTTTTCTCCGTTTAGGATTTAATATAGTTATTGAGAACTATAATGAGTTTAATTATCGGTTACATTACATGATGGTTGAAAAAACCGTAATGTATTTTTTGTATATATAAATATACAAATAGTTAAAAAAAAACCTTAATTATTCAAATTTTTTTTAGATCTTAATCGTGCTTTGGCTTTAAGTTCTTTTTTGAGCTGAGATGGTTTTTTATAATATTCCCTCTCTCTCAATTCTAGCATTAACTTGCTTTCTTTTACTTTTTTCTTTAAGATAGATAAAGCTTTATCTACATTATTGTTACGAACCTTTACAAAAATCAAGTGGCCTCCTAATCAGTTTCTTTCTTTGCCTTATAATTTTTATCTACATAATTGAAGAAATCTTTTTTCTTTTCATCATCCAATTCATCTGGAGAACTAATACCAAATTTTTTCATTGCACCTTGAAAGAATTTCTCATATGCATTTTCTTCTATGTCTACTGTTTCAATATCATCAGAATCGTGACCTGGTACGTGTTTCTCACCTATTTCGTAATACCTACCAAGAATATTACCCATATCTTCATACAAAGCACCCATTCTTTGTTGTAATGCTTCTGCTTCATTGGAAATCTTACTGAACTGTTTGGACAATCCAGTAAGTTCTTTCATATTTCGATTCACAGTTATCTTGTCAAACCAATCCTCTGTTTCTTGGAGAGTGTGTGACTTGGCTTGGTTAGCAATCCAACTTAGTTTTTCCGCAATAGATGTAATATTAGATTTACCAAAAATAGCTTCACCTATTTTATTATAGTGTGATATTTCATTAGTTAGTCCTTTTACATTAACTTGTTCACCATCTACATCACCATATTTTTCTTTTACAATATGTGACATACTAAAATTATCAGTAAAAGGGCTACGTGATATTACACCACCCATCATCGTTCCACTAAAATTTTCTTTTAGTAAATCTTTTAACTTTATTTTTTTAGACATAACTAGTCCTTTTTATTTAATTATTATGCACCGACTACAGTTAATTCAGCACCAAACCACTCAGCTGAAGTCAAAGCTATACAAAGAAATATAGTGTCAGCTGCAACAGTAATACCAGCATTATCGGATGCTGGATTGATACCATCACCTGAACCAGGATATATTTCTAATGTTTTGTTAACAAGATTATTACATATTAAATATACCTGTCCTAAGCTTACAGCAGATAGTAATGGTAATCTAACACCCTTTGAGTTATCTGCACCTGTTACGTTAACTACTGTACCACCTGTTGCACTTATAGCAGCTGCACCAGCTTGATCTCCACCAGCTGCTGTTACAGCTTGTATTCCAAAAATCAAAGCTGAACTCATAGTTAATGCACCGCTAATAGTACTGTCATCCTCTAATGTTACAGTGTTAGCCACTAAATCATTAAGGTATCCACCAGTTACTCTTTCGAGATCACCACTTAATTGTCCTCTCTTTGCCATTTTACTCTCCTAATTTAAAAAATGTTTTTTGCTATATAACTATAAATATAAATTATTAAAATTTTTCGTTATCTTAGTTTTCTTTATTACAGACTTGTGTACATTCCCGTATGTTTAGTGAACATTTTTTGTAGTTGGTCTGCATAAACACCTTTTACTTTTGCTTTATTCTTAATTCCCCTTACAGACACAAAATCAAAGCTCATATTGTATAAATCTTTACCTCTATCCAAATCTATTCTAACATAATTTACTCGTTTGGCATTCTTACCAATCTTAAATCCCATACCTTTAGGACCTACTGTAAAGTTTTTAGCACCCGTCATAGCAATAAACTTATTACCACCTAATTGTTTTAAAGTTTCACCAGCTTGTCTTTTATCCATTCTTTCGTTTACTCCATCTACTAATGGATTAGCCGATTGAGCTCTAGAAGAAAACTCCACAAAATATTTTTTGTAAAGTTTCATAAGTTCTAAAGCCTTTTTTTTATCTCTTTTAGCAACTTCGTTTTTAATAAGGTCTTTAATAATATTATCACACCTTTGCATAGCGACCATCACCTGTGTAGCGATAACTTGCTGTGGAGTAAGTTCATCAAGTCGATTTTCTTTTTTTAATCTACTTTTTTCAGCTCTTCCTCTATTTTTAGATTGTGACTCAAATCCCACGATTTTTCCCCCTTTGTGTGATGCGTCTTTACCATCACCATTTCCATAAGTACCTTTTTGTCTATTATACTTATTCAATTCTGCTCTATACTTTTTCATCTTTGTGGATGATTGAAATTTTTTGTATTCTGCTTTGTAATCTCTCTCCTCACCTAACTTACTCATCCATTCTAAACCAGGTATCTCAACATCCTTTACTTTAAATTTTTTCTCAAATTCTTTTTTACCCTTTGCTATTTTTTTTAAATGAGGTGGGAGTTCACCTGTTTTATCAAATTCATCTCTCATTTTTTTAATCTGTGATTTTGATAAGGATTCTTTCTTTACGGGTAAATCATCGTGTTTGGTTTTAGCATATTTCTTCACACTACTCTTCTTCATAGACTTAGCAGCCTTTTGAGCTGCTTTTGAAAACTTTCCTGCTGGTGCCTCACCTTTTTGTATAGCCCTAACAATACCCATAAACTTCTGTTGTTTTTTGGATGTAGCTGGCATTACTTTAACTTTTTTACTAGTCTAGCAGTGTCTCTCATAAATGTAGTTACACTAGATTTATATATCTTTTTCAATTCTTTTGCTAGTTTTACATTTTCGGGTCTAGAATCAGCTAAAAATGCTTGTTCTAACTTGAACATTCTATCTCTCATTAATCCTTCTTGTCTCATAAGAGACTGAAATTTCTTTTGAGCTCTTATCTTATCCTCCGTACTCTCATTTACAGAACAACAAGAATCACCACACTCACATTGCTGTTTAACTAATTCTTTTAACTTAATCATTAGCTAACTCCATTTTTCTTAGCGTCGTACTGACCTAATATTTTATAAATATACATCTTGTCTAAATCTTTTATATCTTTACCACCTTTTTGTAATTGTCGATATCCACTTTTACTTGTTGAACCTGGTTCAGGTGTTGCAGGGATACCACCACTTTCACTACCTTCAGGTGGTGAAGTTGGTTTTACCAATATATTCTTAGTGAGTGATACATAGTTGTGAGTTTCTTTTGGTATTGTGTAATCAGGTGATTTACCAAACGCCCTTCTACCATAAACTCTTTGTTTAGGTGCTAATGGTGGAGTATCATCCCTTAACTCATGTGGATCTATAACTTCATTACTTTTAAGATATTCGGGTGTAACTTTAGTTCTTTTTAAAGTGCCTTGCTTCTCCATTTGTGTTGGTTCTCTTTTTGAACCATCTCCACCATAAATAGAATCTGCTGCAGGTGCGACAACTTGTACCATTCCTCTTGGCATTCCAGCCGGAGTAATTATTCTTTTTTCACCATATTTAGTAAAAAGTCCATCTGGCCAAGCATCACCTGTATCTAATCCATATCCTGCATTAGTGCTAGAAGCTTCTTTTATAATTTCATACATTTTTTTTTCTATTGTATTCATTATCTAACACGTTTATACTTTTTGCCATTAATTTCAACACTCTCAACTGGCTCATATCCACGTTTTTGTGTGTTTTTTCTTTTTTGCATTCCACCATCTACTTCATAATCATCATCATCAAAATCATATGTTGAGAATTCTGCAGGATGTCCTTTTATATGTGGACCACTATGTAGTGTGTGGTGTTTCATAAATTCTTTTCCACGTTTAGATTTAGGATCGGTTTTTGCTTTTTTTAATTTAGGCGAGTTAATTTGTTTTACCGTTGTGGGTAAACTACCTTCCATTATATCAGTGTAAAGAGACACTACTTACTACCAATTTTATCATACATTTTTTTAAATGGATGAATTATTGTATGTGAGATTGACTCCTTTATTGGTTTGTATTTTACGCCGTTGATAACCTTAGTTTCATCCATATCTTCTTCGTAATCCATAATTTGTTTTTTCAAATCTCCTAAAGTCATATTAGCATTATTAGGTATAGATGCGATTGTATCATCATTAAATTTTGAACTAACTAAGTCCATACCATCCCAATATAAATCATCGTCATCACCTGTGCCTATCTTATCCATTATTTCAGAATCGTTTTTTAACATATCCATAATATCATCTCTATCAATAGGACCAGAGTTAGCATCAGATATTTCTACATCATCACTTTCGGCGTTATCATCTTTTGTATCATCACCCATATCTCTATCAAAATCGCCTTTACCTAATTTACCACCAGCATCCTTTTCACCATCATCATCGCTTTTTTGGTCAGCTGATTTTACATACTTACCACCATCTGTTTTTACGAAAACATCAGCATCATCGTCATCTTCTTTGCCTTTGAGTTTAAATCTACCAAAACCAATGGATACATACTTATCATCATCTGCCTCTGTAAGTAACGATTTGGCTACATCTAAATATGATTCTAAAATCTTCATTTAAATTCCCCTCATTATATCATTAATTATTGATTCAACTTTACAGTATTCACCACAAGTTCTACCAACAACTGGTTCTTTATCAACTGACTCATTTATAGGATACATAAAAGCACCATGTGTAGATGGATTAGAAACAAAATCAAAAGCAATTAGTTCAAAATCATTTTGTACTTGTTGAGCTTCACCTTCTTGCACAGTTTCAACAGAACCCATACCACGAGAACTAATACCCAACTTAATACCACTTTTAAACAATTCTTTTAGTATGTTACCACTTGGTGTACTAAGAACTTCAACCTCACCTAACAGATTATCACCTTCCCAGTGCATATCTCTTATGTTGTGAGATACATTAGATAAGTTAACAACAGAACTCTCTGGATGATCTAGTTCACCCATAGCTCTACGTTGTTTAATAAATTCTTTAGTGTATTTTTTAGCTTCACGGAAAAGAATTTCTTTTGGATATATTCTACCATTTTGATTTTTTGCCTCAGCACGCTGTAATACACCACGAACGATTAACTTACCATTATTTTCCTTCATGGATTCATTAATTTGTTCTGGTTTTACCTCAAATGGTAAATAATCAACTATTAATTGTTTCATTTAGTCCTTCTCCATCATAATTTCTGTTTTAAGACTTTCCAATTGTTCTATCCATTGGTTAAGTCTCCTAATCATATAATTCTTATCTACTTCTTTTTTTTGTATTTCTATTTGCCACCTCTTTAACAAAGTTGAAATACTAAAAAGAGTGTCCATATAGGACTTCTTTTTATCATCAAACGCCATAGTAATCTCGGTTACTGTAACTGACCTACCTTATTCGCTAGTTTTACTAACCTCTCACTTATTTTATGTAACGCTTTATGTGTGTTTTTCCAATATGACCTAGAATCTACATTTAATTCATTTTTAAGACGAACATTCATCTTTACTAATTTATCCAATTCATTTAGACTATCTCTAATCTCTCTCATTGAACGACCAATTTTTTGTTTAGGTGTCATAGTCTCATCATTTCTATACTGATGATACTTTCCTTCTTTTACCCTCATATACCCACCAGCTTGTGCTATTCGTTTCTTTTTCTCTTTGTCTTTCTTTCGACCACCATAGAAGGCATATGGTGTCCTCGGTGGGCCCTCTCCACCATCGAGATTACCTGTGACAGAAGCTTCTTCTATATCTTTTAACTCTTGTCTGATTAGTTCTCTTACAAATTTTTTGAATGCACTAACTTTCGTGGACATTTTTAATCTCCTTAATTAACTCATAATATCTCATTAAAGTTAAAACTTGCTTTTCATCAACCACTCTTCCCTTAGTTAGATTATTTATTTGATTTATAGCCTCAGTTAGTTTTATTTTTGTTATTGTATCATCTACTTTAGGTAAATGTATTTTCAATTCTTTCTTAATTTTTACAACTTCATCATTAACATCATCACGTAATGAATTGGTATTACTTATATTATTGATGTAATTTTTCAATAAGTTTTTCTGAGACTCATTTAGTGATTTATATTTTTTATTAAATTTATCAACTAAAATCTCATATGCAAGTAATCTTAAATCTTTATCCTTTTTAGAATATTCTTTTAAGACTTTTTCTTTTACTTGATTTTCACTTATTTTTTTACTAGTAATATGCTCTAAAACAGTAAATTTTGAATTGACGATTTGGTCTGGTTTAAATTTTTCTTGAGAAGTTTCAGATTGAAATACATTAGAAATAGAAGCTAGTATTCTGTAATTTGAAATACGACCACTAAAAAAATCATTCACATTGTAATTCTCTTTAATTTCTTTAATTAAGTTGTATTTTTCACGACGTAGAATACTATTACTTAATTTTTGTCTTGATTTAATTACTGCATCAAGTAGATGATTTGCTTTATTTTCAGAATTATAATTTTTTTCCGAAAGTATTCTGTATAATTCTAATTCTTTACCCAATTCTGTTTTCTCATTGAAGTACTTTTTTACAATCGAAACTGACTTGGTGCTTTTTCCGGCTAATACATCTGCTGTTATTTGCCTAGTTAATAATTCAAAAAGAATACCAGTATTCTTTATTTTAGAATGTTTTAATTTTCGAGTCATTTTAAAATACTCCAATTCCTATATATATTTACTCATAAATAAATATAAAGTTAAACAATAATTATTCATTTGATACACTATTTGTTAAAGAACTTACCTCATCTTTATACTCTTTTTCTAATTCAGACATTTCTGTTATGATTTCTTTATCTTTTTTACCAAAATTCATTGATTTTTTTAATGAATCGTATTGAGCTAAAGCTAATGTTTTACCATATTTAGGTGAACCACTACTAGCTTTTCTTTTATCATGTGCACCTAATGGGTCTCTACCTCTCGCACCACTATCTTTTCCATATTTTCCGCCTTCTTTAGGTCTACCAGCACCATCAAATCCACCTTCAGGTGAACCACCCATATCATCTAGTTCATGACCAGTTCTTCCCATAGCCATATCAGATGGTGTGCCTGTAGCTTCTCCACTTTTAGCAGGGTCATTACCCTCAGTTTCTATTTGTTCTCTTCTAAATTTTTGTTTTTTATCAAAAATAATTTGTTCATCTTCACGTTTGATTTCCTCATCAGTAAATCCAAATATATTTTTGTAAATCCATTCTGTGGAAACAATACCATCATTCAACATAGATGAAGCTAAAGAAGTTTTGTTGTTCCACAACTCAATTTTTTCCTCTTCATATATAGTGGATGGGTTTGTTAAATCAAGTTCAAAATTAACTAAATCAGCGTCTTGATAACCTTGCGAGTATAAATGCACGATACCAATTTTTGTTAATTCGGACAGCGTTATTCTTTGAATTCTTTCGATGGTGCGAGCAAATCTAACATCTTCTGCAGCTAGTGTTGCTTTAGAACCAATTTGGTCTTCAAAACCAAGAAACGCTTTTGGTATTCTTAATGAAGCTAAAAGTTTATTTTTGAGATACTCAATATCCTCCGTCGCTTCATAAGTTAAACCTGGAAGTGAATCTATACTTGTACCACTATCCCCACCTCTGACTGGTAGGAAAAAATCCTCTGTAATATTTTGCATATTGTATTTTAAATTATAATCACCCGTGTTTTCATCGACAACAGGAGCTTTTTTCATTTTGTTTATTACTTGTTGCATATAGTTATCAACTTCAGATGGTGGTATATTACCAATATCTAATTTAAACACTCTCTTTTCAGGTGCTCTCATAATACGATGTATCAACATAGCATCTTCCATAAGAGTTAATTGTTTCCAAATTTTACGACCACCCTCTATCTGTGATTTACCATAAGGTAAGTAATTAGAATCCGAAAGTAATCTGAAATGAGCTACCTCATAATTTTCTAATTCTTCTTTTGTAGCTGATTGTTGAGATTTATATCGATGTTCATTTGTTGCAGATTCAATTATATATTTTACATACTCTGGATTTTCTGGATCTAATCCCTCAACTCTTGATGTATCATAAACAGATAGTGGAACTACATTTGTGATACCATATTTTTCGTGTATTTCTAACTTTAAAAAGAAATCTCCATATTTACACATATTACGAATCCAAGGCCATAAATTGAATTCAATATTTAATATATCGTAAAATAAGTTATGTAGTATTTGTTTTATATTTTCATTGTCTGTTTTGATTTCCAATACATCACCGTATTCAGACTTCATAGTTGATTCATCTGCATAAATGTCAAGTGCAGATGATATAATTGCATCCGAATCCATAGATTCGTAATCTTTGAAGAGATTTAACCTCATTGATTTAGTCAATAATGTATCAGAATAACCACTTAGACCAGCACCAGTAAATATTTTTTGGTATCTATCAATAAGATTAGTTTTTGCTATAGATTGAGTTCTACTGGTATCAGCAACTCTTAGTTTTTTACCACCTACATTTCTTACAATTACATTTGTAGAGAATAATCTTTGTAATCTACTTCTTAAACTTGTATCGGCCATTTTTTACCTCTTATTATTTATTAATTAACCAAGTTAAATCTTCTTGTTCTTTGTTTACTTCCATAGTCCAAGAACTATTTTGGTTGTTAGCTGGTATGTATACACCTTGATTTGATGTTATACTTCCCATTGCCTTTTTTTGTAATTCTATACCCTCAGCTCTAAGTCTCAACGCGGTTTCTCTTATCCATAAACCCATAGCATAAGACATCACTAAATCATCATTATAACCACTCATCGCTTCTGCTCTACTACCATTGTAAATAAAAACAAATAATTCATCAACTAATCTTTGTGAGTGAACTGTGACTAATTTTTCTCTAAAAAATTCTTCTAATTTTGCTATAACCAATGGTCTTGTTTTTTGTGTTAGAGTGAAACCTGGAACTAATTGTTTTTCTGTTCTATTTATTTTATTATTTATATGTCTTTGTGTATCAACTACTTGTAAATCTTTACTCATATAAAATAAGTTATCATAATCCCTATCAATACATTGTTGAATAGCAGCCCATCCAATATTGTTGTTTTCGATTACAAGTAAAGCATTGTTATATTCTGTAGCTACATTGACTAATAAATTACCATAGTCTCTTGTAGACATTCTACCTTTATATTCTGCTACTTGTTCTAAACTTTCTATATCTAAAATATGAAATGCTGAATAATCTGTACTATCACCTCTACTAACATCAGCACATACTATATAATCTTTTGTGTAGTTTGGTGGCTCCCATATCCAAACATTACTATCTATTCCTCTTTTTTCAATTGGTTCTTTAACTTGTTTACTTCTATACTCCTCTAATATGACACCATCCACTACAGATTGTCCAGAGGTTATAAAATCACAATCACATTCTTGAGCAGCTAAAGAAGGTCCTAACAATTTATCTTGTTCATCTCTCCACTCTTGACCTCTGTCTGGGTGTAAATCCCAAAATAATTTAATAAAATTGAAATCATTCAAACCATCCTCAGCATCCATCCAAGTTCTATGAAACCAATTACCAACACCATTTGGTGTAGACAGTGCAATACATTGCCCACCAGTGGATAATGTCTGTGAAGCTGCTGCCCATATTGTGTCAATTCTTTCAATAAACGCAGCTTCATCAAGTATCAACAATGATAGTGCTTCTGAACGACCACTATCCTCACCACTTGATACCGCTTTTACTTGAGAACCATTTTTATACCTTAATGACAGTTTGTTATCTTCAACACACTTTTGTTTTAACCAAGAAGGTAAGTTAGCATGCATCACTCTTACTTTAGTTACTAAATTTTTAGCAACTTCTTGTTTAGTAGCTATGACAAGAATATTTTTGTCTTGATGAAATGTCATCATCCATAAAGAGTATCCAGCTGTAATAGTAGATATACCTAATTGACGGGCTTTCAAAATTATATTAAAACGATGCTGTACAAAATCGGAGACTGTTTTTTCTTGAAAATCATACAAATGAAATGGTATTTTACCTTTCATCGGATGTTGTATTACACAATACTTTTTCAAAAAATAAATAGGATCAGAAGCACATTTAATGTACTCAGATTTTATTACATCTTTTAATTGTCCATTTGAATTTCTATTCATATTAATATACTACGTGTACAGTACAACTTCCACTTATTTCTTTTACACCAATTTCATAAAGTGTTTTAGCTGTTACAGCGGATGTGGAAATAGCATCACCCTTTGTGGGTGTTATCACACCTTGACCAGCGGTTTCCACTATAAATCCACTTGAACCTGCATTAGATCCTGTGAAAAAAGTTATTGTGTTTGTAGGTCCTGCAGTTATTATTTTAGAAAACTTTGCATCGTCTTTGACATTAGCTGTAGATCTACTTGTCCAACCAACATCGGTGCGACCGTTCGCACCTGTTTTTATTTCTGCCATTTAATTTCTCCCTTAATATTTATTGTTACCCCAAGTTTTTGTAAAAACACCAGTGCTCTTTAATAGTTCATAAAAAGAAAACTCATCTTGTAAATCTAATACACTGACATTTTTAAAAATCGGAGAATGTAATAGACTATTGATAAAAGCATCAAAACATAATTCTGTTTCTCTAACATCTAATTCACTTTTTTCAGTATATTCGATTGCAATTTCTTTTAAATCACTTATCATATGGATAAACTGTTTTAAATCTTTACCACTAATTGCATATATTTCGTTATCTGTAATCATTACTATTTTCCTATCTATAAATATACTACTTTAAAGAATCTTCTACTTTTTCTAAAAATTCTAATGCTTCGTCAGCTTGTTTTTTTATAGACTCTACATCAATTTCCCAAGATTCCTTATCTACTGAAGCACCATCTGGTCTAAATTGTTGCCAAAACTCTGGCTTTTTTTGGTTTCTAAATTCTTTCAAAATTTGTTTTTGGTCTTTAATCCAAGCTAATTTATTTGCTATTTCTTTTTTCTCCATCCACTCGTCATAAGTACCATCCACTCTCATTTTATGTTCAATTTTTAATTGACAATCAAAACAATGGTCGTGTAAAAACCACATTTTATTATCTAAACGTTTTTTCATAATTTTTTTACACTTTGGACAAAACCATGGCATTCTAGCTGCTTTTGTCGCTTCAAACTTTGCATTTATTCTTTCACGATCTTTTTCTTTTTGTTCTTGCATAGATTTTTTAAAATCTAAATCCTCTTTAGCTATATAAATTCTTTTTTCAGGTGTACCACCATCTAAAATAGTTTGTAATGCTTCATTGTGTCTTTTGTTTTCTCTACTGTATCCCATAACCTACTCCTATACGAATTTTAACATACCTAAGATTTGATTTGCTGGTGCAAATGCTCCAGTATATTTATATAACTTATTTTTAAATAAGAAAGTAATACCCTCTGATGGTACTACTGCTTTTAAACCACCAATGGCATTTAATCTATCTAATTGTGTTTTTAATGTGTTCAATACTTTTGGATCTTTAGATTTTTTTACTTTATTGATAGCTTTAGTTAAATCTTTACGAATTTTTTGAGCTGCTTTAGCAGGGTTAGCTGCTATAAAGTCACTAAGATTTTTTAATATCTCAGCTCCTAATTCAAAGAAAAGAACTTCCCAATCTCTAATATGTTTCTTTTGTAATTTAGCGTGATCCATTTTGTCTGTTGACAATACCCAATCTAAAAACTTTGGATATTTTTTTAAGTCTTTTCTTATTTGTGGAACTTTGTAAGATTTATCAAAGAAAGCCCATCTTCTAACTAACTTAACTAAAATTCTATTGTCTGGATTTTTATAGTCTGTCTGTTTAGCACCATTGTAAATATATTCCATCCAATATGCCTGATGATATTCAGCTAATGTATTACTTCCTTTTAAATTATATTCTTTTTGCAATTTATTTAATTTACCTAAAAAGTAACTTTGTCTTTTACTAAAGTCTTTAACTTTTGGTAATTGTGATATGAAAGGTTTTTCAATCTTAAATGCTTTTTGAATATCTTGATTTATTTGTTTTATCATACCAGCTAACACTCTAGCACTTCCTCTATCCTCACCAATAGGAGAACCAGCTGAATCATATTCAATTGTTCCGTGAAACTGAAGTAATGATTTATCATAAGGTATTACGTTTGCTGTTTTAGGATATATAACCTCTAAAGACATAAACTTTTTTCCCTCATCAAATATTTTATTTTTTTGAGCATCACTTAAACTACCCACAGCTTTTTGTAAATCTCTCATAGCATAAACAAATGCTTTTTCAATATCACCCCTACCAGCAAACATA